GTCTCATACAGTGCCTGTTGGATTTCAAGACGAGTCATGGGTGAACCTCTCAACATAGCTAAGATACGATGCCAGGAACGATCCTGGCGCCTCTGGTGGACAGCCAGGCAACTGTCCCTACCAACCTTTTGGTTTGGTGAAGTTAAAGTAAGAGAACATACGACGGTTGACTAACTTGAAAGTCCCATAATCATTAGAGTGAACATAACCTTCATGGCCAGACGCAACATAATCCACACCGAGATCAATCACTGCATCAACTTGATCACCAGTGACGGTGATTCCTTCTACAATCAAATCCTTGGCTTTGGTCAACAGGTTGAACAACAGGAGAAGATTGCCGTCAATACAATCAACAGGAACATTCTCTCGGATGCACTTATTGATCGCAACTTTGAGATTTGCTACTTCTTTTTCTTCAGGGTATCTAACAAAATTGCTAACCAAACTTGCAAGGCCAAGAAGGTAATCAATCCTACGACGACGGGAGGTAAATTGTGCATCACCATTCACAAAGTAAGTTGACATAAAGTTGTGTTTGAGATACTCAGGAACATCAAAAGATGCACTCAGTTTGTTGAGCGGGTTCTCCGAACCTTCAACGCATGACGTATCTCCAGAATACCGTGTATGAGCAGCAAAGACCACAGAACAATTACGAAAAGAATCGCTATCGGTATTGAAGGTATAAGTGATAGTATTAGGGGTGAATCGGTTAGTACCACCAAACCCAATAAAATCACCTTGGTAAACACCCTCCAACTTAGGCAATACTTCAAGGCAAGTGTGAAGTATTCCTGCAACTTTGGAATTATTACCGTGATTCTTTTCGATGTCAGCGTGAGTATAATTAACCTTAACTTTCTTCTTATTGAATACACTTTTCGTCCCTACAAAGAATTGATTAGTGACAGGATGCGTCCCAAACACAATGGCAGGAGCACCATCATACTTCACACTACAATCACCTTTGCAGTTACGCAGATAGTTGATAGTATCCTGCACAGCCTTCTTACCGAGAAGTACAGAATCTTCGGGATGTTCGAGGTGAGTGTTCTTCATGTAGCCACAATACATGCAAAAAGGGGCTCTGTAAAGAGCCCCTGTGACAGTTCTCAAAGCGTCACATACTATTCTACTTTATCCAGAAACTCTATTACATCTTTTAATTGTTGATTTTCCTTTGAGGATGGATTATCCAACATCTCACTCATAATGACCTTAAGAGCATCACTTTTTTGTTGTCTTAATCTTTTTTGTCTTTCCGGATCTTGGAATCTAGGATCTAACATAGAAACTCAAAAACTAACAACAATTATGTATCTGATCTGTATCCTGGTTCTATACCATCAAGTTTTTTGTATGGAAAAACTTTTCTTAGAATAGAATCACAATCCCAGTACAATTTACTTCCTGTTGTACTTTTGTTCATTTGATAAAATCTTACTGCATCATTGATGATGCCACATTCGTGCTCAGTAAAGTTTATCATGTCGTAAAACTTTCTACAACGCAAGAATCTAGACCATCTTCTGCAAGAGCAAAAGTACGGGAATTAAGAATGTTTTCTCGAAGTTTATTGTAATATGGCTGATTGAAATTGCCATCATCTTCAGCAACAATCATCTCAAAACATTCATCATCGTCGGTAGCAACTACATTCCAAAGCCCACCATACTCACTAGAGGGAAAGGGAACATAATGATCAACGATGTAAAGAAATTTTTGTGTCATTGTAAGTTGTGAATTACTTTTATAGTGTAAGGGTTTTGTCCGTATTTGTCAATGGTCAAAGACAATACTTTTTGAGAATACGAAGAACTTCTCTCGGTTGTTCTTGAACCGCAAAAGCTTCTTTTTCTACATCATTCCTAAATCCAAGAGGATAAAATAAACCATCTTTAGATTTACATAGTTGTGCTACATGAAGAGCTTCATGAGCTAATGTGCGATTCACTTCTCCAATCCAATCAGTATAGTTCTGTTGCATGGCCTCAACACATAATGTAATCCATCACCAACCTCTGTCACTAATCCAGAAGCCGAGTTGCATACCACCCCAGCCAATGAGTCCACCAATAACTAGAGCGATGATACCAGAAGGAAGACTAAACAACCCAATAAGTGCGATAAATGCACCAATACAAATGCCCGCAGTTCCTACAATCGTACTCAAATTAAAATCATCAGGATCAGAACTACGATTATCTGATTGACTGGATGTAGAGTAAGTCTCAGGTTCTTCGTATTCCTTTTTCTCGAAAACAGGAGAAATGCAAACTACTTTGAATCCTTTAAGATCCCTATACATTGACTCAACTTGTTCTCGAGCCGTGTTCAAAGTCAGTGCGTCAACTGTAGTAGAGCGAACACCCTGAGTTGGAGAGGTCCAATCAACTTTGTACTTCATAATACTTTGTGGAGGGAAATAAACAAATAGGAATCTGGATCTTCTTCATCTACAATAATTTCACTGTAGATGGACATTGCATCTTTTTCTCTACCTTCAGATGCAAGATCACTACATCTCGATTCATGGTAGTTTTCAAGATACCTGATAAGTTCTTTCTTACTTTTAATCATGCAAATGCAGCTTCAAGTGGAGTTATTTTGATAGGCATAGCCGTATATGGGGTAGTATTTTCAATCTCAACTACACTTCCCACTGTCTGACTATTAACTGGTGCGTGGAATTGTCTGGTTTTTGTATTGTAGAATCCCCAGATGGTTTTAACTGGTTTTCCAAGATTAAAGTCATACTTCCTATGATGATGTAACCAGATAGCAGTAACATTTCTCTTGAAATCTTTTTCTTGTTCATAATGATAACCATTAGGAGCTTTATGAAAAAGTTCGACTGTCACTTTTCAACTTTCCAGTGTTCGTTACCTTTATTCGGAACCCAGAAACAGTATTGACCATTCATCGAAACTAGAAACAAATGTGGAACTCCATCAATAGTCTTCTCTTGTTCAACAGTACAGGTATGAAACTGATCCATAATGTTATGGAATCGGTTTTTAGCCTTACTAGAGAGAGGAGTAACACAAACTCGTTTCATTTTAGTTTTTGTGGTCATAATTCAAGAATTGATTGTGCAGTAACAGTTTCGTCAAGTAGAACTTCTTCAAAATCTCTTGTCATAATAAGATGATCCCACTTAGTATCATCTTCTGGATTTTGAGAGTAAAACTCAACACCAGTTTCTAAGGATTTGAAGAAACAACCTATGGGGATTTGACTTTTTCGTAAGACACGTTTTGATAGAACATTCCCCTTTGCATTGTATGCAAATCCCAAAGATAAGAGTTTTTCTTCGATAGACATTTTTCTGAACTATAGCTAGAGTAGTGCATCCATCAATGGATTTGGATGAAGAGTGTACGGTTTCTTGACTGTCACACTCTTAGATTTAGGAGACTTGGTAGAACCCTTGGTGGCCTTTGGCTTTGGTCCCTGAGACCCCTTGCGGCCACTAGACGTTTTCGCCTTTTTTTGTGATTTTGGTGGTGCAGGGGTCTTAGTACCCTTCTTCAGAGTCCGATGCGAGTTTTTTAATTGTTCAAGCCGAATCTCTGCAAGTTGTCTTGTTTTGACTACTTCAAGTTGTTGGCCATCTGCAATGATCATGTATTCTTTTCCAAATGGAATAGCAGCAAATTGGAAGTCTGGAGTGGTAAATCCAGTAGGGCCATTGTCGGGATCAAGAATACTTGTGTTGGGGTACATCATCTCAAACTGATTGTAGATTAAAAGATACGATTAGTCTATTCTCATCAGACAAATTAGGTTCAGTAAAGTGACTGATATATGATGGAAAAAATATAATTGAGCCTTCATCAACTTCTGGAGTATAAGTTAGTTGAAGACCAGTTAAAAAGTTTGGAAAAGGAGACATAAAATGTGTGGGTTTATGTTCATCACTATTGTATTTGATGTAACACACCGAACTGTATCCCGTACATCCATGATTGTGCATTGAGTGATAAGCATGTTTATCAGTCAATTCAAACCATGCACAGGCTAATTTGAATCGAGATTGAACTTTACCACAAAACAAATTGATCTCATCAGTAAAAATTTCGGAAATACTTTCTATCATAGAAAGTGAATCCTTATGATAATTTGTAATCACACTGTCATCATCTTTTCTTTCTAAGTTTCTATCAATCCTGTTATACAATTCCATCAAAGAAGTTTTTTTATTCTTCCAATCTCTCACTGCGAAATGTGAAGAACTTCAATATTTAGATCTTGCTGGACTTCGTTAAATGCAGATGAAATAGATCCTGGATAATAGTCTTCATGTAAGATAATTGTTGGAGCGATTCCATAGTCTACAATCAATTTGTGTGATTGATTGTAGATCTCCACATCCATTTTATTGATTACATCTTCCCAAGTTACATTTTTACATAGTTGGTACTTATCTGGTATAAACTTGTAGTTCATTACGTTACTAGATACTTTTTCTCATATTCTAACAGATCTTCAGGAATCTCCAGAATGTTGGAATCAATTGGATCGGAGTTTTTCCACCTAGTTTTACCCTCTTGTCTCTGATACAATCTGATACCAAGATGGTTGTACTTGAGATTGGTAGGTACAAGAACCTTATAATCTTCTTTGTCAGGTGCAGTCAAGAATGACAGAGATTCATTCTCCTTTTTGGTCACAACAATTTGTTGTGTGCAGACCAGAAAGATCTTCTTGAACTCTTCATAATCCTCTAGATATTTGTCTCGATTCTCCATAATCATTCGACCAACAAATTGTGGAGAGTGGTAGTGATCCAGAGTATTTAGCCTGTATTGTTTGGAGAGTTGATTCTCCAAAGCTTGTTCACTGATCAGGTTCGTAGGGTTGGGATTTCCTGCATCAAAAACCCCGTAGTAAAAATCACGGGAGATCTTTCGTTTGTCATCGAAAGATCGTTCCCAGTTGTGTGCATTGGCCCTCATATTGTTGAAGGTGCCTTCAGCGTAGACTTCCCACTTTTCCATCATCGTTTTACGACAGAAATAGCGGGCATTCCTTTTTGGAAGATCGTATCCACCACAGCTTGGATCTTCTGGTGAGTAGAGATCCCAACTTTGTTGAAGACAGGAACAACAACTAGACCGAAAGATTTGGTATAGTTGTCAACATCACCAGGGACAAGTTCACCACTATGGATGCGAGCTGCATCATCATGGTGCATCCGAATCACACGGCCGATGGTTTGGGAGATACCAATGTAGTCCATCGAACGCATAAAGATGACACCTTCCAGACCTGACACATTGATACCCTCAGAAAGGATGGAGTGGTGGAGAACAACGAACTTCTTAGAGTCATCCTTACCCCATGCAGAGAGAGTATCAAAGAACACCTCACGATTCACCTTCTTACCATCAATAATTGCACCAGTCTTTGCGGTGATGTAGAGGTAAGAGAATCCGCGATCTTGCAGTTGTTGAATGAAGTCAGTCTCAGACATCAGTGCAGAGATCTGTTTGGTAGCTTTCGCACAGATCAACACTTTACCCTTACCACATTCATCCAGAGTCTCAATCAGATTCTCACAGTCACGATCTGCAGGAATCTTACCAGACTTTACCATCGGAAGTTGTTTTGCGATAACTTTCGGAGGCAGGATGTAACCACCTTCGACAAGTTCAGGTGCAGGAACATTACAAATGACTTGGCCATAAACTTCTACATCATTCATCCCAGGCTTACCAACTGCGAGTGAATGTTTGGGAGTCGCAGTGAAGAAGTAACAACGGTCAGCTTCCTGACTGAAGTATTCAGTTGCAGGGAAGAAGTTGCGTTTGACGGAGTTGTGAGCTTCGTCAAAGTAAATGGTGTCAACCTTGATGCGAGATTGTTGCAACCTCTCCAGAGAGTTGTAAGTGGTGAAGATTAGTTTGTGACCACGAGTATTCACCCACCAGTTAGAAATCTCTTGGGGTTTGGTAGTCGAAAAGTGATGAGTTTCACCACTGTGAACGTGCATCACACTTGCGTTGGTGATAAACTCCAGAAACTCGGAACAAAGTTGTTCTGCGAGAAGAATACGAGGAGCAACAACAACAATCGTTTTTTCAGTTTGTGATTGCATTTCGATCATTTCTGTTCCTGGAATTGAATCATTGCGTCTTTGATCATCTTCATTGTTTTACCACCACCAGTGGGAACAATGATTTGACCCTTTTTATGCAGTTGCATTACCTCAACTGCACGTTCTTGGTGTGGTCGGAGATTCATTGAATTGCGTTTCAACATAGCTAGAATACCCTCTTACCCGTTGCGGGGCAAGAGGGCCATTGATCAGAGATCCTTATGGATTAGATAAGTTCTCAAAGAGAGGGAACTTCTACGAGTTGAGCACCTTTACGGAGATTTGCATTTGCAAATACCAGTTGTGCATTTTCAACTGTAGTTTGTCCACCTTTCGACCAAGGATCTTTATGGTCGATATGAGTCACAGATCCATCGTAGATGTGACGTGCATCAATAGGTTCACCAGTCAATGCACATCGCCCACCCTGAGATTTCCAAAGAGAGAATCGAATCTTAGGATCATACTTGCGATCTTTGTCACGGAAGGTCAGAACGTTGTCTGGTGTAGAAGAGATGGAATCAACCAACTTACTGAGTCGGATTTGAAGGAAATTGGAAGAAGATCCACGGAGAAGACCAGCATAACTACGAGGATTATTACCCTTTTTACCATAGTAGAGAATGGTAGGATCTTCAATTCGTTCTCCCTGACTTTCAGTGAACCAGTTGTAGAAAGCTTCGTAATCTTCGATGACAATCGAGTTATTGTTGAGATAGTTCAACAACATTGCAAAGTCAATCAGGTTAGAGTTTTTCTTACCACCAACATCAAATCCAGCAGCACCATAGTTGACAACAATCTTAGAAAGTTGTTCAACAATAGTTGCGGTTTTGTTGAAAGAAATAACCTCAACCGTAGAATCACCATAAGCAGCATCTAGAGTATTCTTATCCAGATTCTTTATCCCATGAGCAACGATTGTGGAAATTGTCACAACCAATTCATCGGGATAACGACGATTGATGTTCTTAGAACTATACAACATAGAAAATCCATTCAAGTGACTTTGAACAAGATTCCTAACAAGAGCACCGAAACGACAAGGAGTAGCGTTGCGTTTCTCTTGATTATTAAGGGGAAGACCCTCATTAATGTTACTGAACAGTTCAGCAAGACCCTTACGATCAGATTGCAAAACTACAAGAGTGTTCAGAGAAATGTTCTCAATGTAGTTGCGAACTTCTGCATCTAGATCTTTGAAATACTTGTTGTTCTTAGTCGCTTCAAAGTACACAATGTTATTGTGTTCAATATAGTATTTCCCTTCAGAGAGGGGAAACTCATTGTTCAGGAACTTGCAGATGCAGTTATCACGATTATTTCCATCAATCGTGATATAGATGAAATCTTGATCTAGAAGATCCCTAAAAAATTGATAGTCAGAATGAGTAGGACCATAATGAAGTTCAATAGAACTCAAAAGATCAGAGATTTTACCTAAAGTAATGGGGGTAATTGCTTTACCTTCAAGCACAGACTTAATGTATGCTTGATTCATTGCAGTATTCCAACGTGTATTGGACTGGAAGGCTTCATCAAGATAAATCTTGGTGTCCTTTTGTAGAGAAGCCAGTTGAGATACAGTCAGAGTGTACGTTTTGGTGTTAGTTTTCATGGTTTTTGTTTGTAAGGTTTGCATCTAGGACTTGGAGTTTTGACCGTCTCAATTAAGAGTTGGGATTGTGTCCGTGTCTTTGATGTTTTGAGTATAGATCAGACAAAGAACTATGTCAAGCCCCCCGTCTGAGGTTTGATGGTTTCGTAACAATACTCAATGTTACAAGCATCAAGAACTCTCATGATTAAAGTGAGAGATCTTTGGTGTGGTCGTTGTTTCCAACCATACCAAGCTGTTTTCTTTCCAACAGCATGTGGGGGAACTTGTCCCACAGAGTAATACTGATCTGCGGTTGTGTCATAGATAACTCCTCGGTCATCATACAACCACCAGTGTGTATCACCTCTGTAATCTATTCCACTCATTGGAATCAAATCGTGAGGTTCCATGAGATAAAATAGGGCTTGAGTTGAATGATAACAATGCCCGTACATTGGGTTTGTTTCATTCTCCTTGCGATACTTTTTAGTCAGCAAGTCAGGTGTAAGTTGATTACGAATGATCTTCATCAGAGATTCAGCAATCTCTTCCGAGTAATAAAAAGGGAGAAACCTCAGAGATCTAGTCTCAAAGATTTCTCCGTTTTCGTATCGGTGTCTTTCAACAACCTTCATTAACACTCACCTACTTACCCATTTTATTATACTAAAAGTTCCGTAGAAGGGCAAGAGTTTCAGAATCAAACTCTTCTCGGATACCAGCATCAGGAAGCCAATCTTCTGGATTAGATTCCATCAAGGATTCATAGAGATCACCTTCATCAAAGGAATCAAAATTGAAATCGTCGTTCATGTGTGAATCAGTTGAACAAAAGTACAATAAGAAAAAAACGGAAGAAAGTCAAGGGCTGATTGATCAAAGATCCTTATCAGTCCCATGAGACATTCTCAAGTAAGAATCCTGGCATTACATAAGACCAGGCACCAAGGCCATCTACACCACCAACTTTATATTCAAACTTGTACTCAAACTTATTGTGAGAATCCCAAGTTACAAATCCCTTTTCTTTATCAAAACGAGATTTGATGGTAAGACGGAAACGATTAGAGAAGATATTACGAGTGCGAAGAGCACCAGTAGACTCCCTAGTTTCCACAACTTTACATGTATCTACTTGAAACTCTTGAGGAGTTTCCAATGCACATGCAGTTTCGTATGTAAAAGGACGATATACTTTCTGTTTAGTGACTTCTTTTGTTTGTGCAAATGCAGGAGAAGTTACCAACAGAGACACAAGAATCAACAGATGTTTCATCACTTATTCATTTGAAGAGTAGGAACTGGCATACCACCTTCGGTGGGAACATAGATGGTCACGTTACCATTCTTGGCACCATCTTCAATACCAGTGATATACAGGTACTGAAGATACTCACGGTTATCTTTCAGACTATCACCGATGATTTGGTTTGCTTTAGCAACACCAGTAGCACGAATGATTTCAGCATCAGCAAGTTGTTGAGCACTATCTTTCTTTGCTTGTGCTTCAAGAACAGCAACCTGACGTGTGTATTCTGCTTTCTGCAGTTCCGCCTTACCAGCAAGAGATTGTTGCCACACATTATATTGTGGGCCACCAATGAAGATGAGACCACCAATCACAACCACACCGACAGCAATAGCAGCAACAGCAGGGTCAATAAATCCGTTTTGTTTAGTCATAATAATTTTCAGAATTTAACGTTAACACCAACAACTTTTGCTTTGGGATTACGAGCAAGAGCAGTTTCGCGGGCATCTTTAGGATTAGTAGCAATCACTTCTTCTTTGAAGACAGTGCCGCCAACATAAAGTTCAACAACGTAAATCATTTAGCCTCCACATAAACATAGTCGGGATGTTTAGCCTTGAAAGCCTCAACTTGTTCTTTAGTCTTAAGGAACACCGAGAGAGTAGTGTTGGGATGTTCCTTGAAGTAATACTTCACTTGAATGAGGTTTTCCATATCAGGCAGGGATTTTTTCTTCATTACCTTTAGGAGTATAACACTTCCACTCACCATCGGCAAAGAGGTAAGCATAATCCGCCCAAGAATCATTCACGGACTTGATAAAGTCTTGGAAAGATTCACTCAAATTGGGTTCAGTGTCTACATCACCACGACCTTCGTAGTAAAGAGTACCGAACTCTTGTTCTTTACCATCCCAATCTTTATCAGTCCACAGAGCACTGATGTCTCCACCATCAACCAATTCCGCAGCTTTCTGCCGAGTGTTGAAGTATTCTTTCAGTTTCTTACCATTCCACTCCGGATAGCCATCCCAGTGACAATACACAGAAAGGACAGAGCCATTCTTGAGTTGAACACCAATGCGAGAACGAGTCGCCATGTTGTCTTGAAGTTACTTGAAAGGGGTTTGTGTTGCGTCAAGACCACATCCGTGTCTCAACATGGCTAAGATACCAAGATCTGAGCCCCTTCGGCGTGGTTAGTGGACAGCCAACAGACTGTCACACCATCATTTGTGTTTCCATTCCAGTCACATTTATACCGAGTCGAATCATCTTCATCATAGCTTCTTGAGCACAATTAAAGTCAAAATAACAAGCCCATTTTTGTTCTTCGTCTAGAATATAACCAACTTTATAAAATTCAGTTATTTGAGAACGGTTGCGTTTCATTCTTCATAATTAATAGTTTTCCTGCAATCAAACCATAATAAAGTTCTTTGAACTTATCATCAGAATGTTTTTGCATTTCATTCTTTACAAGATGAATCACATCAGCAAACTCATCTTGAGTTAGTTGCCAGTCAGTTACATTGTATTCAGTTACATTCATTCTTAATATCTCCATTCCTTAAACATTGTAACATATTTTGGATCTGAAGCTGACTTGTCTTGTAACATTTTGAAAACTTTTGCAACATCTAACTTTTTATTTGTAAGAATAATAAAGTCTAACTTCTAGGTTCTTATCGTTTTTGTTCATCATATCTAATTACAATTTCTTTGTGTTCTTTGTACTTATCAGCCACTAGAACCGTGTAAAGTTTTCCACCGAGTTCCTCTGCAACCATTTCAAGAAGTGTTTTTTGTTCTTCAGTCACGATAAATTATCCTCCAAATAACGAAGTCTTTTCTCAATTTGTTCAATATCATCATCATGTCGTTCTACAACTTCTTCAAGTTTTGATTGAGCACGATGTAACCAAGTTTTGCGGTCTTGTTTTTCAAACCACCAAGTTGTTTCAGTTTCAAACATTAGAGTGCCTCCACCTCATCAGCAATTTCACGCAAAATCTCAATAGGGTCTTCAAGTTCTCCCCAATCGGTACATAATCTATCAGCAACCTCACGAATTACACGAGCAATCAACTTTTGTCTATCGCCACTTTTAGGACGCATAGAAAGTTCCATCGTACATTCCAGGATTTGTAACGCTCTAGTAGTCATGGTGTTTGGCCTAAAAACTTTTTTCGTTCTTGTGAGATAGTCGGATGATACCAGTCATCATAAGGGTAGATATACATGTGATACCAACCGTTGTTTAATTCTTCAAAGAAGGCAAAACGATCTATCTCGTCACCATACTTGACGAGTCGAAAGTTAATACAATTAGTCCAAGACCACCAAGCATCTTCAAACCACTCTTTCATTTCAGTAACTCATCAACATCAGGTTGATAAAAATCCATCGGCTTATTCTTACCCAACAACTGTAGAACATGTCCCTCAAAATCGGTAGAATCTGATTCGTAGATAACATGACCGAAGTTGTTGTCGCTTTCAGTATAGTTTCCAAGATAATCGGCAAACGTAAGAAATATTGCCATAGCACGAGTTTTATCGTGATGTGTAATGGCAGTGTGTGGGTGTGCAACAATACGGGTAATGCAATCAAACAATTCTTCTTTGGTATAAGAGAATGCTTTGGCGTTTTCATCAAGTTTGTAAGTCATTCACCCACTCTTCATAACGTGTGTTAATCTTACCATCATTCAGAAAGACATTCAAGTGCCCTGTGTTACCATTCTCAAAATAGAAAGCCATCCACACATGATGTCCTTCATCCATCACCTCATAGTGATACCCTTTGATGTTATCCAGTAGAAACTCATCAGGGTTGTAGAGCTCTTTATCAGTCATAATGCCTCCAGTTCATCAACAATTTCAAGAATGTTCTTTTCAGTAATACCAATATACTTGAGTTCTTTAATCAACTCACGAAGAGTAGAAGCAATAGCAACTTGTCGTAATTTTGCTTTATGATAATATTCATTATCAAAAACATCCATAATTGCCTTTGCTTTTGGAGAAAGTTTAGTCATGAGAAGTTGTAGTGAACACGAGTGTAGAAGTCTTTGAAGCAACTTCTATTGAGGAGTTTCATCATCGCTGGAGGAATGTAGTATGAATATTCGCTGAAGAAATCTTCTTTACTGAGAAATCTGAGACCATGAAGATGCCAAGTGCCAAACTGCTCATGGAATGCTCTCACAGCACGATACTGTTTAGTGGTGCAAGCAACATACTTATTGGTAGATGTTTCAAAATCTTCAGGATGACCAGGATTTGCCTGTGTCATCATAATACACACGGTTTGACCTTCACCTGTGCCAAAGTATTCAGAAACCATATAAACCCAGTGTTCATCCACAGGGAATACATCACGATGATACTTCTGCTCATATTCTTTCATACAAGCATCAGCAACCAGTTGAAAGTTTTCTTTCTTCTTTGCTTCTAACTCTGCTCGCAGTTCTACTTTTTCAGTTTCATTAAGTTCTTTGAGAGCATCAGAATACTTATCAATACCAGCAATAGCAGTTCTCACAGCATCCATTCGTTCCTCCTTTTCGATATCAGCAAGTTGTTGGAGAGCATCACCATTCTCATCATACAGTTTTTTTACTGCTTCCCATGCTTTTTTGTTTGCCACTTCTTTCTGAACTTTCTGATAGTCTTCCTCAGATACCTTAGCAACAATCACTTCATTTGCTGCTTCTCGTTGTGCGGCAACTTCAAGCATTTCTTCGTGGGTCATAAATCCATCATAAGTAGTGTTTAACCAGGGAGCATCATCTTTTTCTGGTAGATTGTATTCAGTCATTGTTCCCAAGCATAAGATTTCAGGAGCTCGTTGTCCTTTTCCAACATTATCAATGGAAGTTTCCATATCCCAATCACTATGAGTTGTGAATACATCTTCCCACCAATCGTAAATCAGGTCTGTGAGTGTTTTTGATTTAGTAGATGAAACTACACCTTGTTTGACTGCTTCTCTAAATGCTTCTTTCAATCCATCAGCAACTTGTTCTGGTGTTTGTGGAGTTGGTTTGTAATCAACTACACCATAACCATCGTGGATTTTGATAGTTTCTTCCATTTCATTATGAACTCGTTCTCCTCGTTCTTGTGCGGTTTCACTTACCTTTTCTTCATAAGCAGCATTATATCCTGCTTGGAAACCTTGCCACCTTATAACATCATACTTGGAATCAGTTTCTAATTTAGGATATTGTCCCCACCAATCTTTGTATGCTTCTTCTACTGGTGATTTTGTTTTTTCCAGTTCTTCAAGGAATGAGAGCTTCTTTTCAAGCACTTTGATTTGTGCTTTCAGTTCTTCAATTTCAGTCATAGGAGTTTCATATTTCACTGGTTCATCCATTTTGCGAATGTGTAGTTGTGTTTTAGGTGCTACTGTTCCCAATCTACCAGTATCTTCAACTTTTATGGTAGTTTCTCCACTTGGTGATGTGAATTTAAGGTTAGTCATTACAAATCCCTCTTAATAGTTCTTTCAAGTAGAGCTTCCTCTTCTTCAAGTTCTTTCAGCAACTCTTGGTATTCTTTCACAGCATATTGAGGAGCAGCATCTTTGATAGTGTAAATGTAATGCTCAACAGCATCAATCAACATTTTAGTTTGTTTGAGGTTGTGTTGATGTCTCATCACAGGTTCTCCAATTCATCACATACATCAAGTATAGCACGGGCATCAAGCACCATATCTTCCACACCTTCCTCTCTACAAAACTGATAGTATTGGAGTTCTGCTACTAACTCACGGAGAACAATAATAACAGTAGGTTTATCTGTTTCCCAACCCATTTCGGCACACTTCTCATCCTGATAAAGTGTTTTTACAGCATCTTTTAGTGTTTGTGCTACTTCTTTTTTGTCAGTCATTTCAGTTCCTCAATAATAGATTTGATTTGTTTGAGATTATCATAAAGTTGTTTATTGAAATCATAACATTCAGTCAAATGGTCTATGTTGTTGTCCTCAAAGTTAGTTTCCTCACGGATTTCCCAAGACAAACCATCCATATCTGCTGCGGTTTCTGTGAGAAAGTATTCAAGTGTTTCAAGTAAAGTCATCAGTTTTCTCCCACAGATACTTCTACTTCCATTTCATTCATAATCATTTGAAGTTTTTTGATGACACCATCCCGTGCTTCTTTTGTAGCAGAACCAGTCCAATAATCACCGTGACTTATGGAGTGTAGCACAGTATCGGTGAGAATGTATAAATCTAATGATGTGAGTTTAGTCATTTTGCTCCTGTCGGTATTCTTCCTCTTTATCCAATCGTGCTTCAAGTTCAGAAATTTTAGTGTAGAGTGTATCCAAGTGTTCGGTGAGTTCATAAACATTCACAATACCTACATTAAGAGATTTGTAAATCCCATCCCAAGTTGGTTGTTTGTCAGTCATTTGTTTCTTCTTCTTTTTTACATTCCCACAAGTATAGGTGATAATGCATCATTTCTACACCTGTTTTAGTAATCAACATATCTGGATTATCATTTTTTTCAATCTCATCCCAATCAATTGGATTTTTTTCACACCATTCTTCATAAGTCATCTTGGGCATCAGTTTTCTCCACAGTTAGTTCTACTTCCATATTACTCAAAATTGTTTGAACCTTATTCGCAACATTTTCTCTTGCTTCTTTTGTATATCCACCAAGAGTTCCCTCAAATCCTGCGATAGAAAGAGTTCTATACAAAGTATCTGAAATTACCATCAAATCAAGTGCTGTGAGTTTAGTCATCATCAGAACTCCATTTGGTGCTTACATTACTTCTTTCCCAACCTTCATCATAAAATTGCCTCACGAATACTTTCATTTCTTGTTTCAAGTGCTTCATCCCATTCTCTATGCCCCGAAAAACAGGCATAATTTTCAGGGGCAACATTATCAGCAAGAACACGAAGAGAAGCAGCAAAACCCTCTCTAATTGTTCCTCCGTGAGAAAATACTTCATCGGCAGCATCTATGATTGCTTGTGTTTGTGTAGAAAGTTTAGTCATACATTCTCATCTCCCATATCAATAGAACAATTACTGTAACCTTCATCATATCCATAGTCATAACCTTCATCATACATTGCTCGGGCAAAGTTCAAAAGTTGTAGAGTATCTGCCTTCCAACAAATATCATTCCACTTTTCAAAAGTTAGATAATTTTCAGCAAGTTGTAGGATTTGTTCTTCAGTCATCATCTCAGTCCTTCTTGAAGAGTTTGTAGATGGCATCAGCAATAGCAAGTGCTTGTTCTTCATTCATACAAATGTGTTGTACTCGTTTATCACCTTTCTCAACATCATATACCCAATAAGAAATGGTGCAACCATCACATCCCACATCAAGGTGAGTGTCTTCTACTGTATACCAAAAATCTTCGTATTGTTGAATACGAACTTGGTTGGTGATTTCAATAGTCATTGGAGTTCCTTTGTGTATGAGAGTATTATAAGGCATCACAGGGGGCTTTGGAGTGTCCCTGTGCCAGTTCTTCAAGTGTCCTCAAAACTTCTCTTCAATTTCTTGTTTTGTTGCTACTTCCACATTAGGATAACTCACATCCTCATAACCATACAATTCAAAATCCCTAATCAGGTCTGTAACAAGATTATCACACAGATAATCAGCAAAAATGTTCGGGTCAAGTTTCCCTTTATTTGTAAGCATATCGTGATCCTTATGCTTTTCAGGGTCAAACCTAATATAAAAAGTTACTTTATAACCTTGTAGATTTTCCAGAGCATCCTTTGTCTTCTGTTGTTCCTTATGTTTCTGAATTTGAAGTTCAAGTTCTTTGAGTTGTTCTACATTCAGTTGAGAGAGGTCAATCATCGGTTTGGTTGCTTATGAGAGTATTATA